TTGAAGATGATGTTTTAATTTTTGATGAACAAGGAGAATTCCAATTATACGGCTATGAGCTAAAACATGAATGGAACTCGTTAAGTGTAGATGAAAGAAGCGGTTTTCGAACTTCAAAAGAAAAAGTAAATAAATTTTCTGCTGAAACTGTTTTGGATTGGATATATGATTCTATGGAAGATGATGGGTACGAAGAAATGAGTATACATTTATGGGACGACACGACCGAAAAATTTAAACAAAGATTTCAGGAACTACTTGATGAAATTTCTGAATTTCCTAGTGCTAAAGTTTACGACATTGATGAGTCTATCAATCCATTCGTGGATTTGGAGGATGAGTGAGGATGGAAGAAAAAGCAGAACTACTAATATATATATTTGGATTAGCGTTAAGTTTAACTGTGTTATTAGTAATTATTAAATTAGCTGGAGTTCTAATCAATTGGTTTGTAGCCACGCTGCCATTACTGATATACGCAGCAATTATGTCAATTCTAATATTAATTGGTTCAATCGCAGGGATTGTGATGTCAATCCAGGAGAACATGAGAGGATAAAATAACAATGACAAAACTAGACAAACTAAAACAACAAGCAACAGACATGGAAGCGCAGTTAAAAGAAATAAAAGCAGAAATCGAACGATTGCAGAAAGGTTGGGAGATGAAAGTTCCAGACGAGTATATGGACGTCTACATTTATACTTTGTTATCTTCTGGGAAAGTGACAGAAAACTACTGGGCAGGTTCTAAAGACGAACAATATTGTTTTTTTCAGGGAAACATCTTCCTAACTAGGGAAGCAGCCGAACTAGAAGGAAAACGCAGAGATCTACTGACACGATTTAGAGCGTTTCGTGATGAGTGTAATGAAAGTTGGTATCCTAATTGGAAGGATAGCGCAGAAAGTAAATATTTTATCGGTTTTCAAGATGAAGAATTAGGTATAGGAGTAGATTATAGCTGTCAACACTTTTTAAAGTTTGGATATTTTAAAGAATATAGAAATTGTAAAAAAGCATTTGAATTATTCGGTGACAAAATCAAAGAACTTTTTGTGGAGTGTGAGTAAATGATTACAAAATTAAAACATTTTTTATGCGCTGTATTATACCATCATAAATTAAAGCTCGGATTTTATGTAGATTCAGAAGGGGAACTTTGGTTCGTCAGTAGATGTGAGCGGTGTGGAAAGAAAATAACAATGAAATTCAAAGGGGAATAATAGATGGAACTAAGGTTATATTTAGAAAATGGGAAAATACTAATATTTGAAAATGTAACTGATTTAGAACAAGAATCATATGTTACAAGCCTTTGTACCTTTAATTATGTAAGTGTGGAAGATGGCAAAAAGAAAAAAATGATTTTTGACTCAAAAATTTTGTTAGGTTTATCGGTCGACAAGGAGGATTTTGATGTTAACAGTTTATTCTAAACCAAACTGTATCCAGTGTGAGATGACTAAAATTTGGCTAGATCAAAATAAAATTCCATACGTGTCAGTAGATGTATCTGAGCATCCAGAGAAACTAGAAGAAATTAAATTAAACGGATTCCAGCAGCTTCCTGTAGTGGCATTGGATGAGCACTTCGATAATGCCTGGTCTGGATATAATTTAGACAGATTAGAAGAATTGAAGGAGAGCTGCTAATGGAAAGAATGGGCGCACAAGAGAGACTAGTGTTGAGATTGATTCCAGTAAGCGACACGAGAAGAATTAATAGAGTAGACATCTCAAGAATCACTAAACTATCAGAGAGACGAGTTAAGAAGATAATAGACACATTAGTTAATCGTTATGGGATTGTGATAATCGGTGAACGAAACGGAAGAACAGGATACTACATTCCAGAAACAGACGAAGCTAGAAGAGATGGCATTAAGCCTATGAAATCTCAAGCCATCAAAGAATTTAACCGAGTGACTCGAATTCTTAAAGGCGATTTGAAAGCACACGAGAAGTATTTATTGGAGGATAAAGATAATGATTAATCATGTAGTTGTGGTTGGCAGACTTACTAGAAAGCAAGAACTTAAATTTACAGCAAACGGAACTAAATACACGCAGTTCAGCGTTGCAGTGCAGCGCAACTTCAAGAATAATAGCGGAGAATATGAAGCAGACTTTATTAATTGCCTAATGTGGCGCAATGCTGCAGAAAACTTCGTTAAGTTCACAAGCAAAGGCTCACTTGTAGGAGTTGAAGGAAGAATTCAAACACGCAGCTATGATAAAGACGGAAGGACAATATATATCACAGAAGTAGTATCGGAAGGCTTCTCATTATTAGAAACTAAGGCAGCAACGGAATCAAGAAACAATCAACCTGTATTCAATAGCAATGAAGCTGAACCAATCGAATTCAGTGAGGATGACTTACCGTTTTAGGGAGGAGTTAGATGAAGCTAGATACTAAGGCCACGATTGAAGGAATAACTGAAGTATTAGAACATTATAAGACTCTCAAAAAGATTGCAGGAGATAATTATGTGAGTAAGATTACAGCAGTATTCTCATTCGAGCCTAGAAGTTACACAGGGACTGTGCGCAATCCTATTGAAGAACATATTGTCAGACAAGAAACAGCCAGAAGTTACATGGATAAGATAGAGCAAGCTATTAATAAGATACGTGATCCGTATTATCGGCAGGTTTTAATTGAGAAGTATGTTAAGAGTAATATAAGCGACATTGCTATCTATATGGACTTAGAGTATTCATCGACAGAATTCTATAGACTTCTCGATAAAGCCAAAATAGAATTTGCGCATTATTATGATGGCGGCTCATTCTTAAAGTATGAGAAAGGAAAGAGTGTCAAAGATTTGTTTGATTTTCTGGGAGAACTTTGAAAGTAATTTGAAAGTTTAACAGTAGAGAAACAAGTTATAATGTTAATATAGAAAAAGTGGGAAATAAAGATGAAGCTGCGGAAACAACTTCATCAAAGCCAGTCCTGGAAAAGGTGTATCCAAGTTAGTAGCATGGACGACTGCTAACAAGTGCCGCATAGGAATTAGACAGAGTGGTTCGAGTCCACTCGCGGCAATTCCCCTAATAAACCAACAAAACTGTCAAAAGAGCGTGCTGCAAGGTGCGCTCTTTAGTTTTTAAGAAAGGAAACAGTATGAACTTCGTAGAACCTATTCGCGATCCTGATGACATTCAGGCTATGAAAGATTATTTAAAAGAATGGAACGAACGTAATTACATGCTGTTCGTATTTGGAATTAATCTCGGATTAAGAATCAGTGACATTATTAAATTAAAAGCTAAGGATGTTCAAGGGCAGTATGTGAACATCAGAGAGTTAAAGACAGGTAAGATTCTCAAAAGAAAGATGAATAGGTCTTTCAAAAAGGAAGTACAAGAGTATATCAAAAATATGAATCCACAAGACTACCTATTCAAAAGCAGAAAGGGAAAGAATAAAGCAATCACTCGTGAAGCTGCTTATTACATTCTGAAAGCTGCAGCAGAAGATATTGGGATTGAGAACGTTGGAACGCACACAATGCGGAAGACATTCGGCTACCATCATTATAAGAATAACAAAGATGTTGCAATGTTGATGGTTCTATTTAACCACGCAAGTCCAGACATCACACTTCGATATATCGGAATTCAACAAGATCAGCAGGATAAATCGATGGACGATTTCTACTTATAACGATGTTCAATTTAACATAATGAGAAAATGTAAATTCAAAAAGAGAATGTTTAAAAAACATTATTATATCAATGAGTTCGAGCGTTGCTCGAATTTAACACAATATAAGATATGTGAGATTCAGAGATATCCAAAGAACAATTAAAAAACGTTGATATGACAATAAAAACAAACAAAAATAAGGGGGAATTAAAAACACCCCCCTATACCTAAAAAAATAAAAACACCCCCTAAGGAGAAATGAAATGGCACGACCGGATAGAATTGGCCCCCACCGTGTTGCTTTTGAAAAGAATAAGAAGAAGATATTTAAAACACAAAACGTGTGTGGGATATGTGGAAAACCAGTTGATATGAAACTGAAACATCCACATCCTATGTCACCAGTAATAGACCACATCATACCGATAAACAAAGGCGGTCATCCTAGTGACATTACAAACCTTCAGCTAGCACACTGGACATGCAACCGTCAAAAGTCAGATAAATTATTTAATAAAGCAAGCGCACCAAAAACAGTTATTGGAAATAGAAATCTGCCCCAGACTGTAGATTGGCAGAATTACAAGTTTAGTGATTGATGGGGGTGGGGTGACCTACCCTTGATGCTTTGCGCCCTTCACGCAGTCACTGTACGTATTTTCTCGCGCGAAAAATTAAAAAGGAGATTGAAAATGGAATATAAAGGAAAAGAGTACTTACAACGTAAACTTGCAATGTATAGAAGCAACGTTAACATGCTTTATGAATACTATGCAATGAAAAACCAAGATGCATCCAATAGTATAACCATGCCGGAGAGTATAAGAAACATGTATAAATGCGTTCTTGGATGGGCTGCTAAATCTGTTGATAGTTTGGCTGATAGATTAGTTGTTAGAGAATTTGTAAATGATAATTTTGGGGTAAATGAAATATTCAGATATAATAATCCGGATATCTTTTTTGATTCTGTTGTGTTATCAGCACTTATTGGTTCTTGTTGTTTTGTATACATTTCAAAAGATGAGTTTGGAACACCACGATTACAAGTGGTTGAAGCAAGCAACGCCACTGGAGTTCTAGATCCAATTACTTTTTTATTAAAAGAAGGATATGCAGTTCTAAAAAGAGATGATTATGAGAATCCAATACTAGAAGCATATTTCACAGAAGATGAAACAATATTTTATCCTAAAGATGGAGAACCGTATTCAATTGAAAATCCAACAGGAATTCCATTATTAGTTCCGGTAATTCATAGGCCGGATGCATCACGTCCGTTTGGTCGTTCAAGAATTACGCGTTCTGGAATTGGTTATCAGAAAATGGCGCAAAGGACATTTGAACGTGCAGAAGTTACTGCTGAATTTTACTCGTTTCCGCAAAAATATGCATCAGGATTAAGTCCGGATGCGGAATCGATAGATAAATGGAAAGCTACTGTATCAAGCTTATTAACTTTCACAAAAGATGATGAAGGAGATGCACCGAAAGTTGGGCAATTTACAGCAGCAAGCATGGCTCCTTTTGTGGAACAATTAAAAATGGCAGTTTGTGGCTTTGCTGGTGAATGTGGATTAACTTCTGAAGATTTGGGCTTTGGCTCAGATAATCCATCAAGCGTTGACGCTATCAAAGCAAGTCATGAAAACCTAAGATTAGCAGGAAGAAAAGCACAGCGTTCAATTGGTACTGGATTGTTGAATGTGGCTTATGTTTCTGTGTGCTTAAGACATGATTATAAATTTATGCGGCAAGAATTTGTAAACACAGAATTAAAATGGGAACCAATGTTTGAAGCTGATGCAAGCACATTAACAATGATTGGCGATGGTGCAATTAAGTTGAATCAAGCATTGCCGGGTTACATTACTGCAGATACTGTACGTGATTTAACTGGGATTAAAGGGGCGAATGTAGATGGAAAATGATATCGTTCCGGAACTACTGGATAAGATTAAGAAAGATTTTTTTAAGGCTGCTGAAAGTAACGCACAATTAGAACGGTTGCTATTATTATTAAAAAACGGTGAAGCAACATTTTTAGATGCTCATGAGTTTTCAACGATATTAGGAAAGCTTATAGCTAAATCACTTAAAGATAATATTAGTAGTGCAGTACTTCCGGAAGGGAAAATGCATTACAACATAGCAGAAAGAATATTAAACGACATCTTAGGAACTAATCATAATATGGTTAGTTCCTATTCTGATAGAGTTCAAACAATCTTAAATCAAAAAGCAGATATCTTTTTGAATTCTATTAAACCTAAAATCAATCAAGATCGCATTGATGGAATGATTAATAGATTATCTTATGAAGAAAAGTTTGATGATGTTGCATGGATGTTAGATGAACCGGTTGTAAACTTTAGTAATAACGTGGTCGATAAATTCATCAAAGCAAATGCTGAATTTCAATATAAGGCAGGTTTGTCAGCAAAGATTATTAGGACATCAACTGGTAATTGTTGCGAATGGTGCGATGCAATAGCCGGAACATACACTTATCCAAAAGTTCCAAAAGATTTGTACAGAAGGCACAAAAATTGCGATTGTGTGGTTGAATACTTCCCAGCAAAAGGTTCAGAAAACTTTGGTAAGTATCAAAATAGCCACACTAAAAAATGGGTTTCAGACGAATTCTGAAAGGGGGAATTGAATGGCACGTACTAGAAAGAAATTTGGAAATCAACTTCCAACACAATCGGTTGTTCTTCCTCATGTTAAGAAGCGCTCATTATTCAAAGAAGCAATAGAAATTTATGAGAAAACCGGCCTTTCTAGTTATACATGGCAGCAGAAATTACTTGAATCAATTATGGCTACTGATAAGAAAGGGCTATGGGTTCATCAGAAATTTGGTTATTCTATTCCACGGCGGAACGGAAAATCAGAAATCTTATATATGTTGGAATTGTGGGGCCTTGAAAAAGGTTTGAACATGTTGCACACCGCACATTTGATTAGTACATCTCATTCATCTTTTGAAAAAGTGAAACGCTACTTAGAAAAGATGGGATATGTTGATAAACAAGATTTCAATTCCATCCGTGCAAAAGGTCAAGAACGAATTGAATTATATAAAAGCGGTGGAGTGCTGCAATTTAGAACAAGGACTAAATCCGGTGGTTTGGGTGAAGGATTTGATTTAATGATTATCGATGAAGCCCAAGAATATACAACAGAACAAGAATCCGCATTGAAATACACTGTTACAGATAGCAGTAATCCATTAACTGTAATGTGTGGGACGCCACCTACACCGGTATCAAGCGGAACAGTATTCACTAAATATCGTGAGAAGTGCTTATTTGGTGAATTGAAATATTCCGGATGGGCGGAATGGTCTGTTGATAGTGAGAAAGAAATTAGGGATGTGGATGCATGGTATCATTCCAACCCTTCAATGGGCTACCATTTAGACGAACGTAAGATTGAAGCTGAATTGGGGCCGGATAAACTAGACTATAACATTCAACGGTTGGGATATTGGCCGGTATATAATCAAAAATCCGCTATTTCTGAAACAGATTGGAACGAACTTAAAGTTGACGAAATTCCAGTGTTTAAAGGCCCGTTATTTGTGGGTATTAAATACGGTCAAGACGGAACTAATGTTGCTCTTAGCGTAGCGGTTAATACAGATAATGGGGATATTTTTACCGAAGTTGTAGATTGTCAATCAGTCCGGAACGGAAATGGATGGATTGTTAAGTTCTTGAAAAATACTAAGGTTGCACAAATTGTTATTGATGGCGCATCCGGGCAAAAAGTACTTTATGATGAATTAAGAGATTTCAAAATTAAAAATGTGGTACTTCCAACGGTTAAAGAAGTGATTGTTGCAAATGCATTGTGGGAACAAGGGATTTACCAAAAAACAATCTGCCACGCAGGCCAACCATCACTTACTAAGATTGTAACTAACTGTGATAAGCGGAATATCGGTTCAAATGGTGGCTTTGGCTACCGTTCACACTTTGATGATGTAGATATTTGCTTAATGGATAGTACTTTGCTGGCGCATTGGGCTTGCGCAACTACTAAGCCTAAGAAAAAACAAAAGATTAGTTATTAAACTAAAAGTCACTATTTATATAGTGGCTTTTTTTAATAAAAAAATTTACTGTACGCGCAGGAAAACGCGGGAAGGAGGACATTTATATGTCATTTAAAACAATTGAAACGCAGGAAGAATTAGATCGAATTATTGGTGAACGTATCAAGCGTGAGCGTGAGAAATACGCCGATTATGAGAGTTTATCGGAACGCGTGAAGGAATTGGAAAAAGAAAAAGCTGATTTACTTACTGCTATTGATGGTAATAGTCAATTATTACAAGAAAAAGATGGAGTTATTAGCGCTAAAGACTCTGAATTGGCTGAATTACAAAAAATCAATGATAGCTTTAAGAAAACGCAGCTTAGAACACAAGTTGCAGTGCGCAACGGAATTCCATACGACTTGGCCGAACGACTTCAAGGTGACGATGAAGAAAGCTTGCAAGCAGACGCAGAAAGATTATCTGCACTTATCAAACCAAAAACAATCGTTGCACCTATGAAAGATACGGAACCAGTTGTTGGAGATGAGCGCACGGCATCCATGAAGCAAATGTTAAAAGATTTAAGTTTAAATTAAAGAAAGAAGGACAAAAATATGACAGAAGTAAACACATTACAAGCAGGAACATTATTTTCACCAGAATTAGTAAATGAATTATTTTCAAAAGTAAAAGGAAAATCAGTATTAGCTAAAGTATCTAATCAAGATCCTATTCCACAAGAAGGCTTAGAATACTTTGTGTTCGATATGGAAGGAAATGCGCAAATTATTGGTGAAGGCGAACAAGTCAAAGCTGGTAAAGCAACTGCAAAACCTAAAGTTGTTAAACCTTATGAAATCGTGTATCAATCACGCGTTTCAGATAAATTCTTAAAAATGAGTGAGAAGAAGAAAATTGATTTGTTAGAAAAATACAATGAAGGATTTTCTAAAAAAGTAGCAGAAGCAATGGATATTGCTGCTATTCATGGTTTAGAACCAAAATCTATGAGTGATGCATCTTTCCGAGCAACCAACTCATTTGATGGAGTTGTATCTTCAAACGTTGTGAACTACGAAAAGGCTAAAATTGAAGAAAATATTAATACTGCAATCCGAGCGTTGAAAGCACTTGGTGGAGATGCAAACGGTATTCTATTTTCTAATCAAGCTTCACAAGATATGTCAGAAGTAAAAGAAAATAATGTTGTTAAGTATCCTCAATTCCAATTTGGGCAAACTCCGGAAGTGTTTGCTGGAATGAAATCTGATGAAACAAAAAATATGATTGTAACTAGTGGTACCAACACTGCTGAGAAAGACCATGTTATTGTAGGAGATTTCGGAAACAGCTTTAAATGGGGATATTCTGACCAAGTAAAATTAGAAGTTATTATTTACGGTGACCCAGACCAAACTGGCCGTGATTTAAAAGCTTACAATGAAGTTTGCTTACGTGCAACAGCGCATATTGGATGGGGAATCCTAGATGAAAAAGCATTTGCTCGCGTAAAAGAAGCGTAGGGCTTTCATCATGAAGTATAGAGAAAAAAAGACTGGTGCCATTGTTGAAACGGATAGCGTGCTATCCGGTTCATGGGAACTAGTAGAAGAAAAAAAGAAAAATACTAAGAATACTAAAACCACAAATAAAAATGTAAAGGATGATGAATAGTGAAGTCATTTGCTACTATCGATGACTTGCAAACACTGTGGAGAAATTTACAACCAACTGAAACGGAACGTGCAAGGGCTTTGCTTGATGTTGTATCAGATATGCTTCGTGAAGAAGCATATCGGTACAATAGAAACTTGGATAAAATGGTTCAAGAAAGAGAAAGCTTTGGTAATGTTGTTAAATCAGTTGTAGTCGATGTTGTAGCAAGAGCATTGATGACATCTACTGAACAAGAACCAATGACGCAGTACAGTGAAAGTGCTATGGGATATTCTGTCAGTGGTTCATTCTTAGTTCCGGGTGGTGGAATTTTTATTAAGGAATCGGAAAAGAAACGGTTGAAGTTAACCACGCAACGAATTGGAGTGATTGAACCTTATGGAAATTAAAGGAATTACAGTCACTCTATATCAAACTGTCAAGACAGGAAGCGATGGATTTGGAGCTGATATCTTCGAAGAGCAAGCTGCTCAAGTAGAAGATGTCCTTGTTGCCACAGCAAGTGCTGATGATGTTATTAATTCAGTGCAGCTTGAAGGGAAGAAAGTAGTCTATCTGCTGGGCATTCCTAAAGGAGACACTCACGAATGGGAAGATAAGACTATTGAATTCTTTGGAAAGAAGTTCCGTTCATTTGGCCCTGTCCAGGAAGGAATTGAGGATCTAGTTCCCACTCGTTGGCATAAGAAAGTGATGGTGGAGCGATATGAGTAATTTCAAGCTGAAACTTAATAGCAAAGGTGTGCGAGAAATGCTGCGCTCAGCAGAGATGCAAGCAATGCTCAGAGAACGCGCTGAAGCAATCAGAGGGAGAGTTGGAGATGGATATGAAGTATCTACCATGGCAGGAAAGACTCGTGCCAATGCTAGTGTTAAAGCTTCCACCGTAAAGGCCATTATAGACAATAAGAAAAACAATACTCTTCTGAAGGCGGTGAGATGATGATTCTTGAAGTAATCCGTAATTTCTTAGCTACTAAACTTGATTGCAAAATAGTCATGGAACGCGTAGCTAAGATGCCAGATAAGTTCGTATTAATCGAACAAACTGGAGGGGGAAAGAGAGAGCATCTCAAGTCTTCAACTATTGCATTTCAGAGTTATGATTCAAGTCTGTACAAGGCTGCACAATTGAATGAAGCGGTTAAGCTGGCAGTTGAGATGTTAGTCGAACTAGATGATGTATCTAGTGTATCGCTTAATAGCGACTACATATACACAGATACGGAAAGTAAAAAATATAGATATCAAGCAGTATTTGATATCAAACACTATTAATTAAAGGAGAATTGTGATGGCAGAAAATAAAAACGATGTTACAAAGGTAACTACCGCAAAGCCTAAAGTCGGCGGTGCCGTGTTCGTGGCGCCATTAAAAACAGCATTACCAGAAGATGCAAAATCTGAATTAGATGCAGCATTCAAAAATCTTGGATATATTTCAGAAGATGGAATTAAGAATGAAAACACAGCATCTACTCAAGACATCAAAGCATGGGGCGGTGCTGTTGTTAATTCGTCTCAAAAAGACAAGACGGATAAATTCAAAATGACATTTATCGAGGCTTTAAACATTGATGTTCTTAAATTCATTTATGGTAAGTCAAATGTCGAAGGATCTCTTGAAACAGGTATCAAAATTAAAGTAGGTTCAGATGAAGCTGAAGAGCAAGCAATGGTTATCGATTCTGTGTTAAAAGGTGGCTACTTGAAACGAGTTGTCATTCCTATTGCTAAATTGACTGAGATGGGTGAAATTGAATACTCAGACTCTAACACACACGGTTATGAAAGTACTGTATCTGCATTCCCAGATACTGATGGATTCACTCACTACGAATATATTTCAAAGAAGGGGTAATTAAATGATTACAGGAACAACAGAAGCAGGATTCAATTACAGTCTATCTAAAGAATTGCTTGAGAGTTACGATTTTTTAGATGCACTTTCAAAAGTCGAAAAAAGTGTGTTATATCTTCCAGATTTGGTAGAGCTACTCTTTAAGGATGAGGCTAAAGCATTCATTGATAGTATGCGCAATGAGCATGGACTAGTCTCAAAAGATGATGTAGTTACTACTATCAAGGCACTTTTCGAAAATGAAGAATTAAAAAAATCTTAATCCTCGCTAAAATGATAGCGACTGATGAAGACGCGCTTATCTGTGATCTTGCTGAAACATATCAAATATACGATTACAGACGGCTGCCATTAAAAATGGTGGCCGTTTTTTCTTTTGGTCTGAGAGAAAATTCCAGAATCAAAATGAAGATGAATGATATCGAAGTTCCGTTTGAGACTATGCTGCTCGCTGGAATACAGGACAAATTAAACGTGTTGATATGGCAGCAGACAAAAGATGGCATGAACGGTCGCAACTATCCTAAGTCAATGGTTGCTACATTGATAGGCTCTCAAGAAAAAGCGAAAACTAGCGACTTAATTGGATTTGAATCAAGCGAGGACTTCTTAAAAGAAAGAGAGAAATTGTTAAGAAAGGAGGATGAATAATGGCAACAGAATTAGGGGCTGCTTATGTTCAAATTATCCCATCAGCGCAAGGAATTAAGGGCATGATTCAAAAAGCAATGGGACCAGAAGCAGCAAGCTCTGGAGAACAATCAGGAACCAGCTTCATGAGCGGATTTAAGGGTGCGGCATTGAAAGCCGCTGCAGCACTTGGAATTGGTGCGGCTATTAAGAGTGGTATATCTGCTGCACTAAATGAAGGAGCTGCCTTGCAACAGTCTTTAGGTGGTATCGAAACACTATTTAAAGGTAGTGCAGATATCGTTAAAGGATACGCAAAAGAAGCATACAGAAGTACTGGATTATCTGCTAACGCATATATGGAAAATGTGACAGGATTTAGTGCGAGTTTGCTTCAATCATTAGGTGGAGATACTGCGAAAGCTGCAGAAGTGGCCAACATGGCGATGATTGACATGGCCGATAACTCAAACAAGATGGGTACTTCAATGGAAAGCATCCAGACGGCCTATCAAGGATTTGCTAAACAAAACTATACCATGTTGGACAACTTAAAACTCGGTTACGGTGGTACAAAAGAAGAAATGCAGCGCTTATTAAAAGATGCAGAGAAGCTCACTGGAACTAAATACGACATCAACAATCTGAATGATGTGTATCAAGCTATCCATGCGATTCAAGAGAATCTCGATATTACAGGAACTACTGCAAAAGAAGCCTCAACGACTTTTACTGGTTCATTTAACGCGATGAAGGCTGCAGCACATAACTTGCTCGGCAATTTGGCACTTGGAGAGGATTTAGGGCCATCTCTAAGAGCATTAGTAGATACTGCGAAGACATTCCTTGTAGACAACTTCTTGCCAATGCTCTGGAATATCGTTAAAGGTGTGCCAGACATTCTAAAATCAGCTTTTGACTTGGCCAAAGAAGCTATAGGAGAGAACTTGGGTTCAATCATGGACTCAGTGCCAGGCTTGCTACAAATGGGGCAAGATATGATCATGGGTATTTACAACAGCGCTCTAGCAGCAATCCCAGAACTGTTGAACATTGCAAGTGATATCGTTAATGGACTTGTTGAAGCATTTATGCAGAACGGCCCATCAATCTTACAAGCTGGTATAGACTTTGTGTTCCAATTAATTGATGGATTGGTTCAAGCAGCTCCAGGCATTTTACAAGCTGGAATTGACTTAGTTTCATCGCTGCTACAAACAATCTACAGCAACGCGCCTCAATTTATTAATTCTGGATTTGAAGTTATTCGTAACTTAATCAGTGGAATCATCCAGAGAATTCCAGACATTGTGAACACAGGAATCAATATGATTACTAATCTAGTTACTACAATCTGGAACAACTTGCCTCAAATCTTGAACGCTGGTGTGCAAATTATATCTAGTTTAATCAAAGGTATAGCCAAAATGATTCCAGAAGTACTTGGCAAGATAGTGAATATGGGTGGCGAGATTGTTTCAAACTTGAGCCATATTGATTTGTGGTCAGCAGGTAGTGCTATCATCAACGGATTCTTAAACGGTATAAAATCAGCGTTCGAGGGCGTTAAGAACTTTGTTGGGGGCATTGCTAACTGGATTGCTGAACACAAAGGCCCAATCAGCTATGACAGACGATTATTAATCCCACACGGAAATGCAATCATGGACAGCTTACAAGAAGGTTTACAGCTCGGCTTCCGAGGTGTTAAGACTACTGTTCAAGCTATCGCAGAAGGTATTAACGATGTAGTAGACAAGTATCTTGATAATCAAGTGTTCAATGATGTCGAAATCGGCAGCAGTGTGGCTGTAGCTGGTGGAATTCAGTTATCTAAGCAGCAAGCTGCTCAAATGAGCGCATGGAAGCCAGAAAAAGTCAAAGACGATGCAGAAACAGATATCAAAGTAGTAGAACTCCACACTACTGTAGAGTTAGATGGGAAGAAAGTAGGAAAACAAATTACACCTTATGTAACAGACGAGCAAGCAAAAAACAATAGAAGAGAGAATAGAAAGAGAGGTGAACGCTAATGTTTAGCTTCAAAGTTAATGGCCAAGAGCTTGGCGATTTATTAATAATTAATAATATTGATTTTGGATTCAGTCCAAGCATTAGCACCACTTCTAATAAGTATGTTCTTGCTGATGGTGAGCGTTTTATTCGTAGACGATTCGGAAAAAGAGTGATTAAAGTCAAATTCACTCTTTTAGGTGATCGCATTGAGAAGAGCAAGATTGCTCTTCAACGTGCGCTGCTAGTGCCTGGATTGAGTCGCTTTGAGTTTGGTTATCAGCCAGAGGTGTATTATGAGGGCATCGTGGCTGGAACTACTGACTACAATCTGATTACATTCAGATATTCAGAAGGCTCATTTGAAATTCACTGCTTCAATCCTTTTGCAATCTCGAAAACTGAAAAGGCTGCAAGAAGAGAATCGAACAAGCTAATCTTCAACAATGAGGGAACAGCTCCTGTATATCCTATTTACAAATTCACTGCAGAAAAGGCGTATAAGATGATATCTTTCGCCCATCCTAATGGAAAGATAGTGCAGTACGGCTACGAGAATGGCCCAGCAGTGATTAATACTAATGACTTAGTTGTGTTTGATAGTGCTGAGAACAAGCTCACTATCAACGGTGAACGTAAGTACATCAATGCAGCAAGCCAAGTGTTCTCTATCCAACCTGGAATTACAGAAGTCGCTATTCTTGGCGATAACAATAAAATTCCAGTCGTAGATGCCACATTTAAGGAGCGTTGGATATGATAACAATTACTAATAGACGATACGAAACACTCTGCCAGCTAAGCTTTGACTTAGCTGGCGGCTTGATTGCTTATGATGATTGGTTTGAGCAAGATCTTGATACTGGTGTTGGAACTTATGAGTTTACTGTCGATAAGGATGGTAATCCAGAACTCGAAAAAATCATCAATGGCTGCTATGTATTCGTCGTGGACGGAAATCAGACACGAGGTTTCGAGATTGTATCAATTGAGCAAGATAACGACAGCAAAACTTTCTACTGCGAAGATGGTGGATTAGATTTGCTTGGTGAAACAGTATGGCCACTAGATGGAACTTCTAGAACTCTCAAAGAGTACTTTGCTGCTGCCTCTCTTGATTCTGGCTGGGAAATCGGAGTGAATGATGTTCCAGACAGCAGCAAGCGCAGCATTAAGGTTGAAAGCTTCGAGACTGCCGTTAAACGCATGAGAAGGATTGCTAAAGCATTTGATGTAGAGCTTAGCTTTAGCTATGAATTCGTTCATGGCAAAATACATCGTAAACTAGTGAACTTCCACAAACGAATTGGAGAGGATAAGAAAATCCGTCTAGAATATGGAATCAACGTGAGCAAGATTACTAAAAAAGAAAGTATTGAACATCTTGCAACAGCACTACGAGCTCACGGTGCAGACGGATTAACGCTGCAAGGATATAAATACGATGATGGCCGCTATTGGGTGGGTGGAGACACTCTTCATGATATCTTGGAGGGCAAACGCTGGAGCCGTCATGATAACGTTGAAAGAGATGGTGGCTACATTGTAGATACGTATCAGAGTGAAGCTAAGACTCAAGAAGCACTCTTTAAAGAGACGATGCTACAACTCAAGAAAAGAGCTTATCCAGAGGCTACTTATGAAGTAGATATCACTCTACTCCCTAAAGGGACATCCATTGGTGATAGTGCCTCTATTGTGGATAATGACTATCAACCAGCTATTCAGATTGAAGCTCGTATCTCTAAATTGAAAAAGCAGCTATCACAGCCTAATGTTGGGAAAGTAACCATTACTAATGTGGTTGAAAATCCAGACACAATCTCTGAGAGAGTACAACGTTTAAGTACGTTGATTAAAGAACGATTATTTGACTTCACTGAAGTGCCTTTTGTAATGAGCATTCAATCAACTGATGGTGTAGTATTCCAGAATAGTAATATAGCAACTAAATTAATTGCTAATGTAAGTAAGATGGATATTCCTATGAATAACCGTTTTTCTTTTCGATGGAAACGCGTGAGCAAATATGGCACAGACGATGAGACATGGAATCAACAACACATAAGTGGCAACAATGAATTAACAGTTACTGTGAACGATGTTGATAGAGAAGCCTCATTTATATGTGAAGCAATCGAAGGCAATCAAGTTGTTGCAAGCAGCTCTATTGTTATTAAAGACTTCATCGTTCATAAGTCAATAGGGCCAACTCCTCCATCTAATCCTAGTCCTGGAGATTTATGGACTGATACGAGCGATTCAAGTAAGGATGTTCCAAAGATTTTCACCAATGGCAAATGGAAGCCCGTTCTGAATAAGGACGACAAAGAGCTGGAACGACTACAGAAGGAATTCGAAGAGCGTAACAGAGAGCATGCTAATCAATTTGCTAATGTCATGGAAATCATCAATAAATCGCAAGTCACAGAAGACACACTCAGAGATTTAACTGGTAAATTCAGCAATCTTGAAGAGTCTTATAAACGAATTCAAGAGACTGCCGAAGAGATTCGAGGCCTAGGACAGCGAACAAAAGCAGTAGAGCTCAACATCGAGCAATCAAGAGTCCTTCTTAATGCTCTCTCAACATATTTTAATGTTGATGAAGACGGCTTGCTTATTGGAAAGAACGGTAATAAATTGCAAACTCGATACACAAACGAGCGTATGGAATTTATCGATTCTGGTCGCGTAGTTGCGTACGTGTCTGGACAGCAAATGAATATCGTTAGTGCGACATTCTGGAATTCCGTTACTATTGCCAATCATATCTTTGAAAAATACGATAACGAGTTCACTATAATATCATACGTGGGAGGTGCTGTAAATGGTTAGAATAGAGAAATATACTAGTAGCGGATATGCAAAACTTGCAATGGAAGTTACTGAAACTGGTTACAGCATCGAAAACAATGATTCACCAGTTCAATATAATCTTTGGCTGGAACGAGGCAGCACTTGGGTGTATGACTTAAATAATGAAACATGGGCAGAAGCTACGATTAACGACAAGACAGTAGTTAACAAGTATGTAAGCTTCGATTTAAGAAATACAGACAGAGTGCTTCTAGGAAGCGGGACTCTGACAATTCCTCACAATGAAGACGGAAGCAAAACAATCACATTCTGGGCAAGAATTTTGAATGTTGCGGATCAAGGAGACATTAATTGGTTTAGTGGAACTCTTGACCTAACAAACATTCCCCGCGCCAGTGCTATTGGCTCAGTTACTGCTACAGAACTTGGACAGCCAGTGACTATTAAAATCAATAAAAAAGTTGATGAGTTCAGACATCAAGTTTGGTGGCAAGTTAATGACAGTGGCTGGATTGATTTAGGAACTGGCCACGATACAAGCGTACAATTAACAATTCCAATATCTTATGCGGAACGTATCACCAACAGCGATACTGGAATGCTAGATGTGTGTGTACGCACATTCAGAGGCAATGACAAGATTGGAAACGATGTATATCAGAGAGGAATTGGCATTAAAGTTCCTGCTTCTATCGTTCCTACCCTTGAAGATATCACGATTACTGAAAGAACAGCACAATTAGCAGAATTCATCCCTGTTGGCAATTTTGTAAAAGATAAATCCGTCATGAGAGTTGAAGCAAATAATGCAGCAGGCTCTCATGGCTCAACTATCGTATCCACTGAATTAACAGTAGATAATTTAGTTGTGAGAGCAACTACTGGTGATTTTCCTGCAAATAAAGCTGGAAATTTAGAAGTTACAGCTAAAGTTACTGACTCACGCGGCAGAACTGCAACGAAGTCAAAGACTATCAAAGTATGGGATTATTATTCACCTAAAATCATCGGCTTCTTAGCTAATAGAACAGGAAACGGTACTAACAAGACTATCATTGCGACTGTTGCTGCTAATGTAAGTCCATTAGTAATTGATGGAATTAATAGGAATCCATATACTCTTAAAATCCAGTACTCAGCTAAAAAGTCTAATAGATGGATTGATGCCGTTAATCTCACTAATGAGAGTGTCGAGCGTATTAATCGCCAATTTGATTGTGGCGCGTTCTATGAGATTTCTAAGGCATATAACGTTAGATTGGTAATACAGGATAAATTGAGTGATTTAGTAGATTCTGTGCTTCTAGTGCGCTCATCCAGAGTATTATGGGCATGGGGCGACAATCGTGCTGCGGTGGGAGGTTTCCCAGAACTGGATGGACACTTTGAGTCATTCCTTCCAGTCGCGTTCCATAGCAGCTTAAATGTTGAAGATGGTCTTATGTCAAGAGGAAAGCCAATCCAGGAATTTGTACTGACCTCTAGAGATGGTAAATCACTTAAGTACAATGGCAACCTTAATAATTTAAAGACGGCAGGTGGGTACCATGCTTTTGGTGTTCAAAACAATCCAACTGGAACTAATAATTATGGCTATGTAAATGTGACTACACACAGTGCAGATAATAATTTCTGTGTCCAAATATATATCCCCTTCAATCAAGATTCTATTTATATGAGAAGATGTGAATCCGGAAGCTGGAGGAATTGGGCTATACTATCTACGAGTGAATTAGAAACTTCTTGGAAGACAGCTAATTTAACAGAAGGGTGGAAACATAATTCTGCATACGGCAACGTTCAGTATTCTAAGACTAGTGATGGGATGGTATTTATTCGTGGTACATGTAATGGCGGCAACACAAACACTGAATCAGTTATATTCAATCTACCAGAAGGATATCGCCCTAGAGTTGGAATATTCAAGACTGGTTTAAATAATAGTTACGGACTCGCTATTATCGCGGTTTATCCTTCAGGAAACGTAGTCGTAAAAGGCAATGTAGATTCAAAGTGGTTAAATTTAGATAATGTAACATTTAAAATTTAAGGAGGCACATACCTATGGAAATTGAGACAATTAAAACAAAAATCACAGCATTAGAATCGAAAGTAAAAATTAAACAAGACGAAATCAATAAACTCGGAGAAGAAAAAGCCCAATTTGAGCAAAAAGTTCAGAGTTTAAATGATGAAATCCAACGTTTAGAGCAAGAGAATTCTAACAAGCGTGAAGAAATCAAAAAATATAAAACAGTCGTAGAGGTTATGGAATTATAATGGCAAACGACATTGAATTAAGACTTTTAAACGAACATCTTCAATCGCTTTTTAAAAGTCCATACATTCAAATATTGCTTTGGCTTGTATTCTTTGACATTCTGTCTGGATACATCAAAGCCTTCAAATTAAAGAAATTTGACAGCAAAACAAGTACTAACGGCTTGCTTCGTCATTTTTTGGTTGTAGCTGTTGTGATGGTTATAGCGCTATACGCAAGAGCTCTTGGTCATCGCGAGCTTGGCATTACAGCCTGCTTGTTCTTTATCATTAGTTATATTGGATCCTTAATGGAAAACTGGGAGGCGCTCGGATTACCGTTCCCAGAAGCTATGAAGCCATATATTAATCAAATGAGAAAGAATCAAGAAAACAAAATTAAAAAATTACTTGTGAAAGAGGTAGAGAAATATGATGATTAATTGGAAAGTACGCATTTTAAACAAAACATTTTGGATTACACTCGTGCCTGCTCTAGCATTGCTATTACAGGCATTCTTAGCAGTATTTAATATCCGATTGGAGCTTGGAGATACTACAGATAAGCTGCTAGTATTCATCAATGCACTGTTTGCAGTTTTCGTAATTGTGGGTGTTGTTAACGATCCTACGACTAGCGGAGTAAGCGACAGCACACGCGCTATGACATACGAACGACCAAATAATCAATAAAATTATTAGGCAGCTACAATCGTGGTTGCCTATTTCATTGTAAATCAAACGAAAAGAGGATTTAATATGGTTAAAAAAATCAATGAAACTTTAATGAGCAACAGCGGACGATTAGTCAATTTGGAATTTGTTGTAATTCACAACGATGCGGGAAGTATGACACCAGAAGAGTACATTGATTGGTTACGCAATCGTGATAAAGCACTAGGAATTGCACACTACTATTGCAATCGCAATACTATTGCTCGAGTAATTGATACATTCAATATCGGCTATCACACTGGAGACTGGTGGAGTAATTGCCGTTCGATTGGATATGAAGTGTGTGAGAGTTTGAAAGTTAGTGACGAGGAATTCCTTCAAAATGAAGATATGACACTCATGCAAGCTACTGAAGATTTATTGTTCTATGGATTGCCAATCAATACACAAACAGTAAGACTACATCATGAGTTTGTGTCTACTACATGTCCACACCGTTCACTAGAATTACACGGCGGAACGACTGAAAACGTGAAAGAATATTTCGTTAATCGTATGCAGTATTTCGCTACTCTAGGCTCAACCGTCGAGGAAATGCTTAACAGTGAAGGTCAAAGTCCTGAAGGTTGGGTGAAAAATTCAACGGGTTGGTGGTATCGTGAATCAGACGGAACTTATCCTGCAAATAAATGGCGTAAAGTCGGTGCGGAATGGTTCTGGTTTGATGAACGTGGATATTGCTTAATGAACACATGGAGAAAGATTAATAATCAATGGTATTGGTTTGACAATCGTGGAGCAATGGCTGTCGGATGGAAGAATATTGCAGGATCATGGTACTATTTCCACGATAACGGCAGTATGGCTACTGGTTGGGTTAAGTATTACGATAAATGGTACTATTTAAACACAAATAATGGATTCATGGAATCGAATGCTTTTGTTAAAGGCAAGGATGGATGGTACTATATTAGTGAAGACGGAACAATGGCAGAAAAGCCAGACTTCACGGTAGAGCCTGAAGGATTGATTACAGTTAAATAATAGACAAAAGGCTGCCAATTTGGCAGCCTCTTTTTTGTTCCGTATTTGTTCCGTAAAATTGGAAATAGTATGAAACGCAAGGAATTAAAAACGTTGATTTTACAGCTTTTTGAAACGTTATGAAAAGCTGTGAAACACAAAATATAGTCTGTAGGGGGCATTCAAAATGCTTATTTATAGGCTTTTCTAAAGGTTTTGTTCCGTGGATGTTCCGTGGGATAAAATCTTTATTATTTTTTCATTGTCTGATACTTCTAATTCTTTAATGACGTGGGCATACGTCTGCATGGTTACTGTGGGATTCGCATGACCTAATCTTTTGCTTACTGAAACGACTTGTACACCTTGCGATAGTAAGATGCTTGCGTGTGTATGTCTTAAACTATGAAATCTTATTTTTCTCTCGATTTTCGCTTTTCTAAGCGTATTATCGAGAGTTTTTTTAACTCCATTGTTTGTAATGTCATGGAATACTCTTTCTGTATCATTTGGAAGCTGGAATAATAATGACATTACTTCACTTGGAATAATAATAGTTCGTTTTGCATTTTTAGTTTTTCCATCCGTAAAATCTCTAGTGTGTAATGAATCGAACCCTTTTTCGATTTTTACAGCATTAGTTTCCGTATCTAAATTATCCCAGGTCAACCCCAAACACTCTCCAAAACGCATTCCACTCACCATTGCCAAAAGGATAATATAGCGTGATTGATATCTAGGATTGATACCTTCTATTAGCGCTGAATACAGTCTTTGATATTCTTCAAAAGATAAAAATTTACTTTCTTCAGTAAATGCTCTTTCGTCATTCCCTTTAATTTTAACGAATTCGCATGGATTATACATAAGAACTCTGGTTTGAACGGCGTGCTTGATAGCGCCGCTTGTATAAGTGTGATATTTAGCCACAGATTCAGTCGATAGCCTTTCAGCTAATTGATTAATATATGCTTGATAGCTATCATGGGTGATATCCTTTAGCATGACGTTAAAATTCTTTCTTACATATCTAATGATCATATCTATACGCTTAGAGACGCCTAACGATACAGTACCATCTTTATACAGAGCCTTCCAATTTTCCATATAATCAGCAAGGTACATACGTTCTTTAGCAAAGTCCTTACCTTGTAGCATCTCGTTCTCACGTAGAATGGAAGCATCCTTCGCTTCGGCTTTAGTTTTAAATCCACTCTTAGAAACTGCTTTTTGCTTCCCGTTGTCGTAGTAGTAAACCTTATAAGCCCAAGTCTTTCCGCGCTTATAAATACTTGCCATAGTTTACCATCCTTTCTATTTATGGTAAAATAGGGCATAACAAATAGCCCTTATTTTAGGGTGATTTTTGAACTACGCCACACTGAATCCGCCAAGATTGATAGTGTGGTGTTTTTAATTTTAATTAAACATCACTTTAATCCTAAAAGTTTAAAAATATCAAATGAAGTTTTACGGTATACTTTGTTATATAACGATTTTTTAGGATTTCTAAACAATCCAATACCTTTCTTCCCATATCCTGGAATAACAGCCTTTTTGATTTGTCTCTTCCATTTTGAAGTGGTACGAGCTTTAATCATCTTTTTCAAGCTAGGTGTTCTTAAACCAAATTTCATTAATAACACTCCCTTTTAATTCTAGATTAATACTTTACCAATAACGGAAACTTTATTGGCATCAACAACCATATCATCATATTTAGAATTCTCGGATTTTAAAATAATGTTCTCACCGTCTCTAAATAAGTATTTACATGTAACCCCTTCATCTTCAATTCGAACGATAGCAATCTCACCATCCTCCACAGTTGGTTGATATCTTAAATATACTTCAGAGCCTTTCTTTATTATAGGTTCCATCGAATCTCCAGTGATTTGAACTAATTCATTAGCACCATTCGGCACTATAGAGGATGGTAATACGCCCATTTCAGCATCTACGTCATCAACGTATATCATAGAGCCTGCTGCAGATTGACGGCCAAAAACAATAGGAATTATATTATCTTCTTTTATTTGTCCATTCTGCTCGTTTAGCTGTTCTTCTGCATAATTGTAGACGTTATTCTGCCTAGAAAGAGTGAGCTGTGCAGTGATATC